CCCACTACGATCTGAGCGGCGAGAGCTTTCAGCTGACGGGCGTGACGGCAGATCAGGTCTATGTCTTTGACGACTCGGTTGTGATCACCGAGGGCATGGAACTGACGCATGACCTGATTGCACAGTCTCTTCCGCTGGATCGCTTCGTTTCTGTGAGCGCAGAAGAGGCGCTGCCCAATGCAATCGGTCTGCTTCTGCGGCTTGCTGTGGCAGACGGGCGCGTGACGGACAGCGAACTACTCCGCATTCAGCCTGCGCTGGAGGGGCGCCTCTGGCAACCGGGTCTGGATGTGAAGGTTGGCGATGTGTACACCTTTGGCGAATTCCTCTGGCGTTGTTTGCAGGATCACACCACACAGGGTACGTGGACGCCTGATCTCGTTCCTGCGCTCTGGCGCAAGGTTGAGATTATCTCCGAAGATGCCGTGCGCGTATGGGTGGCAGGCATTGATTACATTGTCGGGGACGAGGTCGCTTACCCGGATGAAAACGGCACGATGTACACCTGTCAGCAGGCTCACACTGCACAAACTGGCTGGGAGCCGCCTGCTGTACCTGCACTGTGGACTGCACAGGATGCGTCCGGGGATGACAATGATGGCCTGACGAACGACGAAGGCCAGACCGAAGAAGCGTAAGTCCGCTCTGATGGGTGGCTTTTGCTATATCAAAACATAGGAGGATTTCACTATGAGAGACTTTACTATCGACATCATTTGGGCCAAGCTTCAGATGGCTATCGCGGCTGTCGGTGGCTGGCTCGGCTACTTTCTGGGAGGTATGGACGGTTTGCTGACTGCACTTCTGATCTTTATGGCCGTGGACTATGTCACCGGCCTCATGTGTGCTGTGGCAGACAAGAAGCTGTCCTCCAGCGTTGGCTTTAAGGGTATCTGCAAGAAGGTGCTCATTATCATGCTGGTGGGTGTTGCCCACATCGTTGATCTTCATGTGGTAGGCACCGGCAACGCTCTGCGCGGTGCCGTGGTGTGCTTCTACCTGTCCAATGAGGGAGTATCCCTTCTGGAGAATGCGGCTCACCTTGGACTGCCTATCCCGGAAAAGATGAAGAGCATTCTTGCTCAGCTTCACAATCGAATTGACGATACCACGACCGACCAGGGCAGCGGCGTATAACCGCTGCTCTTTTGATTGGAGGAAATCATGAGCGAAAGAATCAATATTCCGTATACCAGTGAACACTTCGTTGCCTTCTGCCTGTCCATGCTGGGCCAGCCCTATTGGTACGGCACAGTTGTCTACAAGTGTTCCGAATCCCTGCGAAGCCGAAAGGCCAAGCAGTATCCGTCCCATTACAAGGACTCCCGCACAGCCCGGTATAAGCAGGACATTGCCAATAAGAAGGTCTGTGCCGACTGCGTTGGCCTCATCAAGGGCTACAACTGGACGAGCGGCGGTGTTGGCGTCAAGGAGGCCATCGGTACCGACAAGACCTTCTCCAGCAAGTACGGCGGCAACGGCTGTCCCGATAAGTCCGCCAACGGCATGTTCACCTATGCCAAGAGTAAGGGCTGTGCCTGGGGAACGATTAACACGCTGCCGGAGATCCCGGGTGTTGCGCTTCGTTCTGACGGTCATGTCGGCGTGTATGTCGGTGACGGTTACGCTGTCGAGGAACGAGGCTTCAGCTATGGCTGTGTGAAGACCAAGGTGTCCTCCCGCAAGTGGACACACTGGTTCCAGCTTCCCTTCGTGGATTACGGCGATGCTGTGTTCACGGGCGGCTCTTATGTCAAGCCCGATACCGCAGACACCGTGTACACTCTGGGCACCCGTACTCTGAAGAACGGCAGCAAGGGTACGGATGTAAAGGCTATGCAGGAATTCCTCCTGCAGCTGGAATACAGCCTGCCCAAGTACGGCGCTGACGGTGAGTTCGGTTCTGAAACTGAAAAGGCCCTTAAGGCGTTCCAGCGGAAGATCGGCATCAAGCAGGACGGTCTCTATGGCAGCGAGACCCATCAGGCTCTGATGGATGCTGTGGCTGATGATGACGAAGGTAAGGCTGACAACGAGCCTGAAACCGAGACGCCCGATGAGGTCAAGCCTGCCGTCAAGCAGGTGCGCATCGTGTGCGGCAGCGGCTCTGTCAACATTCGTATGGGCAACGACACGAAGTATGGCCGCATCACCTCCGTAAAGGACGGCGCGACCTTCGAGTGGGTGGCGACAGCTGAAAACGGCTGGCATGCCATCGTGGTCAATGCGCAGATCGGCTGGGTGTCCGGCAAGTATTCGCAGATTGTCTGATGCTTCGAATATAAATGTACCAAATCCATACTGGGGCCGGAGTAATCCGGCCTCTTTTCTTGTATATGACGGCATTGGCAGACTGCCTGGCCAGAAAGGAAACGCTTCGTGACGAACGCTGAAATGAATTACATTATCCGGCACAGAAAAGCCGGGAAAGGTTGCGCAGAGATTGCCCGAACGCTGGGGCTGTCAGCTAACACGGTCAAGTCCTTCTGCCGACGAAATAGCATTGTACCAGATGAGCAAGCGTTGCCTGCTGATTCTACCGAAACCAAATGCCTGCAGTGTGGAAAGGCTGTGAACAGAAACCCTCACAGGAAAGTGAAGCGGTTCTGCTCTGATACATGCAGACTTGCCTGGTGGCATTCCCACAGGGATTTGGCAAGGAATGCCCTGGAGCGCAGATGCTGTCATTGCGGGATGGTCTTTCACTCTGTCAGAGAACAGAAATACTGCTGCAGAGAATGCTATTTTTCTGCACGATACGGAGGTAATTGCCATGGGCGTATTGCTGACAAAAGAGCAGTTTGACCGGGAAGCGGGCTACCGTACAGCTTTTTCCATTATGAGAAATCTGCATGCACAGGGCTTGCTGACAGATAAGGAATACGGGCAGATTGAACCAATTCTGGCCCGAAAATTCTCTCCGGTATGGGCTGGTTTATCCGACGTATTGAGCGATAAATCTGCTTGAAATGACTTGATAATCCGTCCGAACGGCGGTAACATGCATCACTACCAGGGGGATTGATACAATGTACCCCGGAAAGGACGGTAACCATGAACGAGACGATCACTATGGGTACGAAAACGGTCAGCCGTATTGCGGCACCCGTACAAATGCCAAAACTCAAGCGTGTTGCAGCTTATGCCCGTGTTTCCATGGGTAAAGACGCAATGCTTCATTCGTTGGCAGCGCAGGTCAGCTACTACAGCGATCTGATCCAGCGCAACCCCGAATGGGAATATGCCGGTGTTTACGCCGATGAAGGTCTGACCGGCACAAAAGAAAATCGCCCGGAGTTTCAGCGAATGCTGAGTGACTGCCGGGCAGGAAAGATTGATATGATACTGGTCAAGTCCATTTCACGCTTTGCCCGAAACACGGTCACGCTGTTGGAAACGGTGCGTGTGCTCAAGGAGATGGGCATAAGCGTTTACTTTGAGGAACAGAAGATCGATACCATGAGCGGGGACGGAGAGCTGATGCTCTCTATCCTCGCTTCTTTTTTCCAGGAAGAGAGCCGGAACGTATCCGAAAACTGCAAGTGGCGCGTTCGAAAAAAGTTTGAACAGGGCATTCCTACTGGCTTTCAGATGTACGGCTACGATGTCAGGAACGGCGTTTTTACCATCATACCGGAAGAAGCAGAAGTGGTTCGGCGCATCTTTCGCATGTATCTGGACGGCTTGGGTAGCGTGAGAATCATGAAAACGCTGATTGCCGAAGGTATCCCTGCTCCTGCAGGAGGATTGTGGAATGCGAGTGTGATTATGATGATGCTCAGAAACGAAAAATATGCCGGAGATCTGCTCTTGCAGAAGTTCTTCACGAACAATCATATCGAGAAGAAGCAGTTATTCAATCGAGGCGAATTGCCGCAGTATTTTGTGGCTGGCGATCATGAGCCGATCATCGATAGGGAGACCTTTGAGGCGGTACAGGCAGAAATCGCACGACGTAAAGAAATCTATACCGCCAACGGAGGCCATAAGGCAGCAGAAGAAGCGGAAGATTACATTCCTGAACTGGTAGAAAGGAAGCTCTCAGATCTGCCGCTGGGCGATCACATCCATTGCGGTATCTGCGGAAAGAAGTATCGCCGCAAGATTACGCGCCTGGGTACGCCTTATGCTGCGCCCATCTGGATCTGCGGTACCTTCAGCTATAGAGGGAAAGCATACTGTGCTTCCAAGCAAATTCCCGAAAAGATTCTGATTGATCTGATCGCTAGCGTGCTGGGTATTAGCCCGATGCTGGACGACCAGGAGGCGCTTGAACATATCAATCATATTGAGATGCATCCGAATAATCGGGTGCTGTTTGTTTTTCAGGATGGTCATACCGAGGAGCACTTCTGGAAGGATCATTCACGCAAGGACAGCTGGGATGCCGAAAAGCGCAAAAAGGCTGCTGAGAAAACAAAGGAACAGCGTAAGCGCAGAAAGGAGCAGACTGCACAATGAGCGAAGCCAGAGCTTACGAGACTACCGTTACTAGGGTTAAGACGGTAACGATGATCCCACCGCGTCTGCAGGCCATGCCGGGCATGCCAACATTCGCAGTATGCCCAAAGCGAGTGGCAGCCTACGCCCGTGTTTCCACCAACAGCGAGGAGCAGCTGACCAGCTACGAAGCGCAGGTCAAGCACTACACCGAGCATATCAAATCCAAAGAGCACACTGACAACTGGCAGTTCGTGGATGTATATACCGATAAGGGTATAACCGGCACCAGCACAAAGAAGCGCGAGGGCTTCAATCGCATGATACAGGATGCGCTGGCCGGAAAGATCGATCTGATCATCACCAAGTCAGTTTCCCGTTTCGCCCGAAACACGGTAGATACGCTAACCACCATCCGCAAGCTGAAGGAGCATGGCGTGGAGGTCTACTTTGAAGAGCAGAACATATACACGCTGGATGGCAAGGGTGAAGTGCTGCTGACGATTATGTCCAGCATTGCCCAGGAAGAAAGCCGGAATATCTCCGAAAACGTGACCTGGGGCATGCGCAAGCGTTTTGCAGAAGGAAAGGTTACGATGGCCTACAAGCAGTTCATGGGCTATCGACGCGGTAAGAACGGTATTCCGGAGGTTGTGGAGGCCGAAGCGAAGGTTATACGTACGATCTTCAGACGCTTTCTGGAGGGTGCAACCCCTGCGATCATCGCCAGAGAGCTGAATCTCGCCGGTATTCCCTGTCCTTCCCGCAAGAGCCTGCTCGGTGAGGATGAGATCGAAGCAGCCAAGG